ATGCTGATACTTCATCCTTGAGCAGCTCAGACGATTTGGCCATATATGTGGAAGACTACAACGGCCTGACCACACAACCCTGGTCATTTGGTGAAGACTCAATTGGTCGAGCTCGTGTGGGCCAACCAGAAAGTTTGATTGACGCTGACTTTGAATACGGCTTACAAAATACCAAATGGCAAAACGTCAGTTTGATAAATTATGTTCCGGGTTTCTACGAAGACATTGGCGCTGACCTGGTGTACAACACCAACGGATACGCAACCTTGTTGGCCAGCACCGATTTTATTGCCAGCAATGTGGACACCGCTGTGAGACTGAGCAATCAAGGCACAGCACCTTGGATAGCCAATGATTTTGCCTTGATGATCAGTCAAACACAAGGCAACGTTGCGCCTTTTGTGACCAGCCACCTTACTTCTGCAGTGGCCAGCTCAGCCGAACGCACATTCACAGTGGCATCAACCACTGGTGTCACAGCACTGGACAATATTTTGCTGATCGGTCGTCCCACCACAGGCGGCACTACCATTGCAGTGGCCAACATTACCAGCAATGCTACCACCACTGTGAACGTGGCCAACGCTGCGACCATAGTGGCCGGAGCCGGCATTTATGTAATTGCTGAAACCATAACCACCAACGTGTATGAAGTCATGGCTGTGACCAGCGTGGCTGCCAATGCACTCACTGTGGTGCGTCAAAGCAACGGTACCAATTCTGGCGCAGCCAATATCATAATTGGTGCCAACATCTATCCAGTCAGCACCATAGAAATTGCACAGGTTCAAGAAGTTACCAACGCCACTACCTTGCAACTCAATCGTGGCTGGTACAATATTTCAGCAGCCAACTCATATGCCACAGGTTCTGTGTTCCAACGACTCAGCGGCAACGTGGAATTGGTCAAACACACCACGGTAAGCACAGCAGTCAACGGCAGTCAAGTTATCACCCGTGGACAATTCAACACAACCTTACTCTCTGGTGCTGGGGTTGGATCACCGTTCATTCGCATGACTGGTATTTTCAATGCCACAGGCAACTCTAACATTCCCGAAGTGGCAGTGAACTATGCAGACAGTGGTTTGGTCACAGACAATTATGTTAGTGTTTTGAACACTGTGAACAGCAATGCTGAGGGTGTGAGTTTGGTTAACTTTGCAGAAACCAACAATTTTAGCTTTTATCCAAGACGCAACACCAGTTTGGCAGTGGGCTATCCACTGAATCAAACTGACAGCACTGTGCGTCAGGCCTTTCCATACACTGGTGCTGACTTTGATGTTGTATCCATGGCCAGCGATGGTGGCAACCCCAGTATCATCACAGTGACCACAACATTTGCTCATGGCATGGTACCTGGAACTCCTATTCTCTGTGTTCTCAGTTCAGGAACCAATCAATCTTATGCTGAAGGCTCGTTTATTATAACTGCCATTCCCAGCACAACCACATTCCAATACACAGCCAAGGCTGGCGCCATAGTGGTCAGCCCAGTGGTGGGACAAATCAACATACGTAGCAATGCCAGCTTTTTGCCCAGACCGTTTGACGGTGGTGTGATTATTGGACCTGGCAGTCCCACTCGTGGCGCCAGTGCTGTACGTCAGACCAAAAAGTATTTCCGTTACCAATCAGGTAAAGGCCTGTTGTTCACTTCGGGTACCATGCTGCAACCAACCCTGGATGTTCAAGCGATAACCGCAGCGGGAACTGTGATAGGATCTACCATAACCATCACAACTGACTTGGAACATGGACTCAATGCCGGAGCAGTGATTGCTCTCAGCGGTGTTACCACATCAGGTTATAACCAATCTGGTTATGTGGTCACTGCCATTGTCAGCGACCTTTCATTCACTGTGGATGCAATTGCTGTGCTAGGCAGTGCCACTCCCACGCTGGGACAACAACCAAGAATCAACGTCACAGGCTGGCATGGTGCCAGTATTCGCGCTGGTATGTTTGATGATCAAAATGGCATGTTCTGGGAGCATGACGGACAGAGCCTGAACACAGTGTTGCGTACTTCAACCAATCAGTTGGCTGGCTTGGTCAGCGTGGGTGTGGGAAGCAACCTGGTCACAGGAGATGGAACTTGTAGATTTGAAGATCAAGTCAACACTGGAGATTTGGTCGTGATCAAAGGCATGTCACACTATGTGACCAGCATCTTGAACAACAACAGAATGACAGTGATTCCTCCGTTTCGCGGAGTGAGCAACCAAAGTCGTGTAAAAATGTGTTTGCGCACCGAATTGCGTGTGAGACAAAGCGATTTCAACATTGACAAAATAGACGGAACAGGCCAGTCTGGCTACACCATCAACGCCAGCAAGATGCAGATGTTGGGTATTGAATACTCATGGTACGGAGCAGGTTATGTGACCTGGATGGTGCGCGGGCAAGATGGTAGATTTATTCATGCACATCGCCGCCCCAACAACAACTTGAACAACGAAGCATTCATGCGTTCAGGTAATTTGCCAGCACGTTATGAAGCCATAAATGAAACACCCAACAGCAGTCTTGCCAGTGCCATTGACGCCAGTCAAACCTCAATCACCTTGGTTGACGCCACAGACTATCCTGCGGCTTCAGTTGCTTATCCAGTGTTTGTGATGATCGACAGCGAAGTTATAAAATACTCAGGCAAAACTGGCAATATCTTGACTGGTTGTACGCGAGCTGCCACATTCACCCAATGGCAAGAAGGACAAATTCGCAGTTACACCAGTTCGGCTGCTGCCAGCCATGTGATCAACACTGGTGTGATTTTGATCAGCAACACCTGTACCCCCTTGGTAAATCACTGGGGTTCGGCCATTATCATGGACGGCAACTTTGACGGCGACGAAGGCTACAGCTTTCAGTTCAACCGTACCAACTATGGTTTGCCTGCCACAATAGGTGCACAACAAGTGGCGTTTGCCATGCGCCTCAGCCCCAGCGTCAGCAATGGTGTTATTGGAGATCTGGGTGTGAAAGATCTTATAAATCGAGCACAGCTGACTCTGGTCAACCTCACGGTCAACATCACGGCTGGTAGATTCTTGGTGGCTGGTATTTTGAATCCCAACAACATTGATTCTGCCAACACCATTTGGGCTGGATTGAACAATCAGGGCGGCGGCTTCCAGCCCAGCTTCACACAGTTTTCCACAGCGCCAGTTTTTGCCGGTGTCAGCACAGGTGGTGTTCAATCTGCACCATTGAGCACTGTGGGTGGTTTCACACGCACAGGAACCAAGGTGACATTCAGTTCAAATCAAAGTTTTGCCAATCTGACCCCAGTGGTGGTATCCAGTGCAGGCACAGGCGCCAACCTCACAGTGCAACTACAACGGTCAGGCACCAGCTATTCTATTGCCACCACCGCCATACAGGTTCAAAATCCTGGCACAGGATATGCTGTGGGCGACACACTAAAGATCCTTGGCAATGTCATAGGCGGATCTACTCCGGCCAACGACATGAGCCTGACTGTGCAAAATATTTCAGCTGAAATCACAGGAGGCGAACGACTGTTTGCCATACCCATTTCAACAACCAATTCTGGAGTGTTGGACCTGACCAATGTCAAGCAGATCGGAACCAGTGCTGTTCCAGGCACAGGTACCTTTCCCAATGGTCCTGAAGTGTTGGCAGTGACCATTACGGCTTTGGTGAGTAGTTCTACTCCGGTTGGTGAAATACAGTTGCAATTCCAAGAAAGCCAGGCTTAAACGCTGGCAGCAAGATACTGCTCTACAGTGTGTATCTTGTCTTGCACAGTGGTTAAATTCACTGTGTTCCACAGACCTGGATGCATGGGTCGAGGCCAGGTGCCTCGATCAATCCAGGCCCAGCCTAGATGTTCGTGGTTGAGTGTGGGCACAAATTCCTGTGGCACAACACATATCCAAGTATGATATTCAAACACACCATCAGCCGAAGTGAACTTTTCCAAAGGAACCAGTCGATGGTATTCAGGCATGTGGCCCAGTTCTTCTATACATTCACGTTCCATAGCACCCAGCAATGTTTCACCAGGCTCTACCTTGCCGCCAGGCAAGCCCCAGGTGCTGGGATTTTTTGCATCATTGCGCAAGAGATAAAGATATCTTGACGTGGCCACACTGCGGAACCAAACACCCACAGCCTTCACAGTACCAGTCTCCAGGTGCCTCCAGGATACACACCTTGATAGCTTTTGACCCAACTGTCACCAGTCCATTCATACTGCAGACCTGTGGTTATATTTGTGACATACTGAATTTCGTTGGCAGTGCTGGCCATAAATGCTACTCGCCAGGCACCGTTGCGATATTCAATTATATCATTGGCATGTGCCACCAGTGGTCGACCATTTTCACCTACCCAGGCCTGTGCTGGATCTTGATTGACTCCTGCGCCAGTGTCTTCGGTCAGCAGGTATCTCACACCGGCCAACACACTGTCTTCGGGTCTTGGCCCAGAAGTCAAAGGATTGATCACAGCATCCACAGGTTCCAGGGTGTTCTGTGGGGTGGTATCAATGTCCACACTGTACAATAAAAATCTATCGTCGTTTGGATCCAGAACTACTGTGCCCACAATTTCTGACTCATCGGCCTGAATCAGTCTTATTTGACTTACGCCTGGTCGCAAGGATCCGTACAAATCAATCACAGCAGGCCACAATAGATTGCTGTCAGACACAATGCCTGCAGGGGTCAGCAAGTCATTGCTGGGTTCTTGTGCCAAGTCGCTGGCCTGCAACACTTGAATCTTGTTGCCAATCAACACAGTGGCATAGTTGTAAGGAGTAATAACTTGTCTGGTGCCCAACAACAAATCATTGTTTTGCACAGCATCATTTAGGTCACCTTGAGCGTCATAGATTGAAGCAATTACTCGTTCAATCACGCCCAGTTTCAGTACCTTGGCTGGTGGTGAAATGTAAATTGGCAAACTGAATCTTAAGGTGGCAATATCTATGGGATTGTCAGTGCCCACAGGAATGGTTCTCGAACTCCAAGTTACTTGTTCCAAAAACACCACACTCAAACTGGTCCAGTCAATGTAGTTGTCTGTGCTTTGTATTTCCAAACTGGGGTTGAACATGGTCAACACCTGTTCCAGCAATTGAAGTTTTTGGCTGGTATTGGACGTCCAAATATCCAAGTTGATGGTGAGCTTGTAAGGCACAGGCATGAGTCGTTCCACTGTGAATGCATTGCCTTGAGTGGTTTCGTAACTTTCTGTTGCTGAGTCATAGGTACGTTGCCGAACATTGATTCTGCTGACAAAAGTTGGATCTTGCAAACGTGTTTGTTCATAGTCCAGTCCAGTGATATAAAATGTCATCAACGGA